CTTCCATTTGACTTGTTGGTAATACTTCTCTTGTCATTTTAAAAGAAAATTAAATGAATAGGTGAGAGAAACAAAAAGAGGGGGCAGTGCATTACCCTTTCAGTCATGTCTCTACTTCTGCCTGAACCATACTCTCTAATAATTAATAAACCTAGTAAACTAGGGGGAGTGAGTAACAGGTCTGTTAGAGTAGAAAGGAACCTCGTTTGTTTCCCATGTGCTTATTATAGTCCATCCATCCAGTGTTTCAATGGATTGTGTTCCACTTCCTCAACTGTCACATGATTATTTAATCTCTCCTCTGCTACCTTATAATACTCCTCTTCCCTCTCAATACCAATAAACTCTCTATCAGTGTTTAGAGAGGCAATACCAGTGGTTCCAGACCCCATACATGGGTCTAATACCACATCACCCTCATTAGAATATGTCCTAATCAGGTATTCATACAATGCTATTGGTTTCTGTGTAGGATGTAGTTTACCCTCATCTTCAGCAGTCTTGAAATATAATACACTTCTAGGATAACGTGTTCCTTCAGTGTTCTTTACATGAACTGCTTTAGTCTGTTTACCATATTGTGTAGCATCTCTTACTGCGGTTCCCTTATCATAAGGTTTACCAATAGTCATTTGAGGATTATATGTTGGTTGCTTTTTATAGAATACAACAATATCCTCATGTGCCCTCATTGGTTGCTTTTTAGCATTGAGATACCCAGTTGCTTTTGACTTCTCCCATACTAAACAATACTTGAAATTAGCATAGTTAGTTGATATTAATACAGATGTAAATGGTTGTGCTGCTGTTGATACAATAGCAGCATTTGGTTTACATATTCTATCTACTTGTTGCCAAAATCTTTCATAATTTATTACTTTATCCCATTCATTACGTTTCTTATTTAATGTTCCATAAGGAAAATCTGTCAACAATAGATTAATACTCTGGTCTTCAATTCTCCAGAGAATGTTGAACATATCATCGTTATATAATCTCATCTATGTAACCATTGAATAAAACTATTATACACTTCCATGTCAAGATTAAAATCATCTCTATACTTTTCATCATATATTGGTCGTGATGATGATCTCTTACGACTAGGATTAACAAAGAATATCTTTACTTCTTTACCTGTAATATTCTTAAAAAATGCAGGATAATATGCAAAAGCATCTTTTCCACAGGCATTTTGACCAGCAAAAATAGCATACTCTACATTATCAGGTACTTCTGGTGATTGATCTAGTTCAATGAAGTCCATTACTGCACGTTTAAGATAACAAGCATCCAAATATGTTTTGGATTCTATTGCTTTAGTCATCTTATTATTCTTATAAACGTGCCAATCAACTTGCAAATTCTTTAAACAATAACCATTAACCTCTTCAGTTTTCTTGTAGTCATTCTTTCTGGCATCTAACTCTAATGCACTACAAGTTCTCTTAATTAAGTTTTCATAAACAAGACCTGATCCATTTCTTGCCATTCCTCCACCATGTGTTTTGTGGAGAATTGGAAGTTCATCAACGTCTTGGTTATACGATTCAACAATAGTTTGTAAAGACATTGAAAATCCTATGAATACACATAGTATAACCCACCCTACAAATTAATGCAAGGTGGGTATGCAACTTATTAAACTGTCCTACTCATCGTACACTCTACACTCAAATGCGTCAGGATGATTATCACAATATACTTCTAAATGCTTATCTTCATGCCTAGTATGATAATCATTGATTTTGGCATCATTACTATCTACTACATCTCCCTTATGATATTCATCATACTCTGCATGAACATCCTTCAAATCTGCTTCACTATACTCTAACATACCATGATTAATGTGTTCCTTATGATCTTTTGGATCAAGGTAAACTTCATGCTCTAGGTCGTGTTTAATAGTAGTCATAACTTAAACTAAACTCCTATGATAGTATTTATTTTAGACAGCAAATGCGACTTCTCGTATTGCCTCTAGTTTAACAAATTGTTCATCCATATTATAATACAATTTATAGTTTTCTGTCGTCAAATAATATCCTTTTATCTCGTTTCCATCACAATGCCAACCGTATGCTTGTAACTTCTCATCCACACCATTTATTCTTAATTTTTTACTACCATTTAGATAATCATGGTATCTTTCGTCTAAATTAATCATTGTCTTTAGAGTATGTGTTGAAAGTATAACATTAGTTATATGTTTTATCTATAAATTTAATAATCTCTTTATAATGCCTTGGTATAACTTAATACTTTATCACAGAATATCTAAATCTTTACCCACTTTAGTCCTTCTTAAAGATCTCGTCTTACTATTAGATAATAATTCTAGTAGTTCTTTTGAATGTCTCGCACATACATTATGATAAGAGATTCTTTCAACAACCGTAGTCCTTATAGTATTATATAATTCATCAGGTGTTACATCACTATCTAGTGCCTCTTCAACCCATGCTTTAAGATTTTCAAGAGCATAACTTTTAGACTCTTCCATTTTGATCCTCCTTTACTACTTGTTGAATTAATACTTCTATTTCTTCAGAAGTTAGTTTGTTTAAAAAGTCCCAATTAGGGTCTTTTTTATCCCACTCTACTGTAAATGAACCATCATCATTCTGATTTATCTTTAGACTGTCGTTTGGCATCTTTCTTCTCTTGTTTTAATCTCTTCTTTGCCATTTTAGCATACTTTACATCATCTTTAGTGTACCAGTCGGGATGTTTTTTAGATAGTTTGATTAGTTTCTTTGCTGCTTGTAGATCCTTCACTATTGTTAAGATTTGTTATATGTTCTAATATAATATCTATACGATCTTCAAGATAGTTCTCCAGTTCATACATTTGTTTTGCGTAATCCATATTCTCTTTTGTTAATAACTCTACATCACTCTCCAATAACTCTATTCTATTCAGTAATTGATCTCTCATTACCAACATTTCTTGATATAAATTTTCGAACTGTGCTTTCATAATAGTAAAGTATGCCTGTATATTATAAAACCCCTGACATATTATGTCAAGGGTTTGTGTGACTATTTAATTACTTTAAGGTGGATGTTGATACTTAATCATTAGTTTGTTAAGATAAACGTCTTGAATTGTTTTAAATTAAAACCTCCTTACATATACGTTTACAAACATGTTGGTCGTCTTCACAGTCAATTAGACACTCGTAGTATTCGTTGATTAAATCATTATGTGAATCGTTTATATGTTTTGATCCAGCAAGTTGATTAAATGAAATTAAGTTGTGCATAATTGCCTCCCAATGAACTACAATAACGAAGAGATTTAGATCATCTTGTTATCCCTAATTCTATCATTATTTATGTAAATTATGTCTGTATTCCCTGATACAATTTACAAAAATTTATGCCTATTGATAGTATGCAGGTTTATAATTGTCCTTACCCCATCTCTCTAATATCCATGAACTACTATTCTTCTTATCCTCACCACCAACACCAAACTTAAACTTAACTCTCTTGTCATACCTATACTCTTCATATTCAGGAGTATTCGAACTACCTCTATCACCACCATTACAGAATAGTACATTGTCATATACTTCTAATGCCATTTTAATAGCATCACAAGCACTATTATCCTTATCATTAAACTCAATGGCAAGATCTACACATTTAAGTTCTCTAATGATACTCATTCTTTCACTCACATTCATAAAGGGTTTACCCTTCTTTCTAGTCAACCAGTCATCAGAGTTTACACCTACACATAAAGGATTACCAAACTCTTTTGCTGCTTTAAAGTAAGCAATGTGACCACTATGTAAGGGATCAAACCCACCAGTAACTAATGTAACTGTTGTCATCTCTTCCTCATTGGCACATCAATAGTCCATGAGGATGACTCTAACTTAACCATATCAAAGTTCTTCTTAAACTCCTTCTCTCTTGCCTTCTTCTCCTTCTCCATTGTCAACTCAACAGTTTCAATACTTATCTCACCATAATGAGTTTCTTTTATACCCAAGTATTCTAACACTGCTTCATCAACCATTTGATAAAGTGACTCCCATGTTAATGTATCTCTCAAATTAGATGCTATTCTATCAATATCATTCTCATCAAGATACTCACCTTTAACTATTTTCTCTGAATAGTCTCCATATTGAGTTTGGAGTTTTGCTCTTGCTTCTACCAACTCATTCAAGTTGATAGTAATCTTTATGTCATCATTGATTGCCATTGTTTAGATTATCATAATAAGAACGAAGTGTACCACTGTATAATGTTTCACTTATTTCCCCTGCTGGAGTGGTAACAGTAGGTACTTTAATGTTATTCTTTTGACCTGCTACTAATGGTGGATTGTGAGGATTAGGCATTGCTCTTACCATTTCAATTACCTGATCTCTTATCTCCATCAATTCATGATAACATTCTTGATTGTGGGCACATCCTCTTAATCTATCATCTGGTTTATATACAGACTCAAGAAATAGAGTCTTACCACGATCCCACTTCTCTTGTTTAGTTTCACTCATTTATGTACCTCCTCTGATCCCCCTTCAAAGTCGTGGATACTTTCTGATCCACCCACTGAAAATGGATTGTATGATGCAGTCGCAATAGCATATGCTTTATGATGTGGTGTTTCTATAACTTCAACCTTTTTTGGTGGTTTAGGATTAGTAACAGATGTTGGAACCTCCATAAGTTCAGATGGCATATCTTTTCCTTTATTTTTTGCTCTCATAAATGCATCATCAGCATCGGATGAACCGTACATGTCAAACCTATCATTAGTAGCAATGGGCATAACATCATGGGGATGTGGTGGATCATCAAACCATTCATTAGGGTCAACTCCTAGATCGTTTAACATTTGTTTGTTTACTATTTTTTAGTATGTATGCTTTAGCAAAGTCATAATTTCTACAAGTATGGACTTGCTGACCGTCATGTATTATAGCAAATTTTTTACTATTAGCAAACCTTACTGCTGCCCATGATCCGTCTTTCGTGACATAACCTTCTTTCTTTTCAATAGCATCCTTATAGAATGTTTGATAGTTAGTTCCTCTTGGTTTTCTTTCTTTGTTGCTCATTAATTAACTGTCTCTCCAATTCAATTTTAATTGTTTGTAATGGTAAGAATAAGGATGATTGTCGTTCAATATAATCCTCTAAATGTGCCACATGTTCGAGAGCAAATGTTAATTTTACTTCATCATTCATTCTCATAGACTAATTTCATCTAACTTATACAAACTCTTAAGTTCTAAACCTGCTAACTTCATTGCTGTATCTGCTTCACCATTCTCTTGTCTATCAACAATGGAGACTACTCTATTCACTACATATCCAGCATCCCTCAACCTCTTCACTGCTTGTATAGCAGATCCACCAGTCGTTATAACATCCTCTAATACTGTTACCAGTGCCCCTTCTTCAGGTAGCGGACCCTCAATATATGATTTTGTACCATGACCTTTTGCCTCTTTCCTAACGATGAGAGCATCCAGTTTAATCTTATCAAGACCACAGACTACAGCAACTCCACTGACTAGGGGATCTG